AGCGAATAACCACGCCGGTTATATCCCATAAAGTAACTGTTGTTTTGGAACATGCCTTTGTTTGCATCATATCATTCTCTCCATGCTGTAATGTTTTAATATATGTATAGGTATTAAATAACATTTACCTAAGCCAACTTTAATCTCTCGGCAATCTTCTCTTAGCATGCATTCAATAATCTTCATTGGCTTGATCCATAAAAATCCAGTGTTAGTATGAATGCACCAGTAGTCTGCCTTGGTACTTAATATATCTCCAGGTTTATTATTTCTTTCATACTCAATAATAATATTTCCTGTTGTTTCTGATCGCTTATCATACTTAACCTCTACACTTTTATGTAACTCAGGAATCCATATATCGTAATCAAGGAATTGGCCTTCAATACGTTTAGCTAACGGATATTTATTATGTAAAACTTTAAGAACTTTTTCTTCATATGATATACCCATGCTTAACAACTGACTAAACTTCATTTAATTTGATATCCTGCTTTCTTAATATAATATTTAGCAACTTTCTCAAACTTTACCGGCATTACATATTTAACTGCTTTATTAGCAACACGATAAAAAGGAAATATAGCATCATATCTAGGATTAGTTTCAAACCTATGTATGATCTTTAAACCGTTCTTATTACGCTCCCATACACCATATATGCCATCGATTGTTGCTCTGAATTGCTTACCTTTTACAACACCTTGTTTTCTTCCTGGTATATTACCAAATTGATTTAATCGTGCATTAACTGTAGGTACTGCTGTATTCTTAACTCTTCTGATGCCTCCAACAATATTTCTATGTATAAACTCTTGTGCCCAGTCTCTAAATGTTATACGGGCTATAGGATAATTCTTTTTAGCAAATTGAACATAAATACTTTTTATTGTTTGCGGTTTAGGTCTATCAAATGATTTACGCATTTGTACTTGCTCAAGCTCTTTAACTCTAGTAGCTGTTTCATTTAAAGCAATTCTTGTTATATTCGGGATATCAACATTTTGAAACTTTTTAAGCTGCTTAACAAATGGCTTGATATTACTTTTAACTGACATTAACATAACTTTTTATTCTGCCTCCGATCTTATGTGTTTTCTTTTTTATATCAATAAAATCTGCAGTCATTGATATAAGTATTTCATTAATATGAAAAATTATAACATCTTCTTTAGATTTATACTTTTCAAATGCTATCGGTACATCGTCTTCATTCACACAAATAATAATATTATCATTCGTATCAGGATGCTTTGTATATATAAATTCTGGTGATAATGTATTATAACCGCGATTAGTAGCATCTTGTATTAATGCTTCATAAGCTCTAATCATCATTTCGTTTAACTTAACTTTATTAAATGACGCATGATACTCATGAAAGTATTTAGTATCAGCTCTTTTAAATCGTAATAATAATTCAGGACTAATTAAATTCATAATGCGATCATTACCCCATTCAAGACTAATTTTTGTTTTTATAGCGTTAAGCTTTCGTAATGATTCGTTAAAAACTTTATTTTTTTCTAATGCTTCTAACTCTTTAATTTTCTTTTGTTTATAATTCATAGTTACATCAACAGTTACTTTTTACTAAAAATCGACTTATCAAAAAGTTACATGAGTTACATATACCTATAGGTATATGTATGTAACTCAAAATGTAACTCTTTTTTTCTTTAAGTTGGACAAGAAATGTAACTAAAATGTAACTAATGTAACTAATTATGTAACTAATCAATATTGTCATACTTTTTAGCTTGATAGCCTTTACCTTGTTCATAATATATCTTACCCGCTTCTTTCAACCTTCTTACCCGTTGTTTAACAGTACTATCTTTCAAATCTGTTTGTTTATTTATTATTTCTTTTTGCGTTACCCAAATATTAATAGGATCTACATTTTCAGCTACAGCTCTTTCTGCCTGTATTTCTGCTATTACAATAATAGTTTCATCAATCTTTGAATCTTCTTCTTTAAACTCATCATATTCAGTTTTAACTAATACACCTGAAGTCATGCCAGGATAATTAATTAAATCAATTTCTCTGAACTTAAAGTATTTAGGATTCATCGGTTTACCGTCTTTAATTAATGTTTGAGTAAATTCAACCTTCATTTCTTCGCCTTCATCTTTAGGTCGTTTAACTGCAAATTCAGCATCAACAGCAGCAGGAAGCACAGAGGAGCCACGTGCTCGCCCTGAACTGCTATGCCCTGTATGATGTATTAAAGATATGCAACAACTGAACTCAGACTTTAAGTGGTCCACTCGTTCAATAAATTTGTTCATATCTTCAGTACTATTTTCGTTTCCAGCTCCGAAGTTACGAGCTAACGTATCTACATATAAACAGCCTATATCACCAAATTCATCAGCTACTTGTTTTATATGATCAATAAGGTTTTGATGGTCTTTTTCATCTAAAAACCTTACACCCCTATCTGATACAAACATTTGTGCATTGTTTAAGTCATGCCCATAATAATGCTCCCATGCTTGTACACGTCTTGCAATACCTCGTTGACCTTCACCTGCTAAATAAATAATAGGTGTTTGAACTGTTTTATGTGATTGCCATGGAATACCCATTGATGAGCATAAAGCCATATCAATAGCTACAAATGATTTACCGCTTTTAGGCGCACCATAGATATCTATTACTGAATCTTTTTCCATAATGTCTTCGATAATCCATTCTGGCTCTTGTATGTTAGCAATGAGATCAGATATCTTACGTAAAACAAGTGATGGCTTTTTAGGCTTTGAAACTTCAGTATCTAAATAATCTTTAAAAGATTCTTTACTAAAAATATTATTATGATATGCGTCGTATAAATCATCTTTATCATTTAAAGCTTCAGGCACTTTAGCAATTTGTACAGAGCATTTATTTTCAGTTAAATATTCTGATAATTCATTAGCGCATTTAAAGCCCGCTTCATCATTGTCCGGCCATATAATAATGTCCTTACCATATATTGGTGACCAATCAGCTTTTTTCCAACTATTAACACCTCCATGCCAAGTTGCAGTAGGTCCATCATATAATTGATTTGCGCCTAACGTTGCTTTTTCGCCCTCACTAATAACTATAGGGCCATCGGCTTCTTTATAGTATATAGGCATTAAACCTTCAGGCCTTTTTAAAAACCAATTATTACCTTGCTTACAAAATGGTGCATACTTTTGTTTAATTGAATGATTATCTGCAAATCTCATTACTACAAAAGAATCTGTGTATTTAAGTAATACAACAGCCTCTTGTGCTAACGAGCGCATTTGTTGTTGATTATATTGTTTATATGTTTTAGTTACCGGTATGTCATTGATGTCTGGACTATACATATTTAATATATCATTTCTGTTTTGATTAAAGTGGTCGATTAACCATATAACTCCTCCTCCTTCATCTAATTCAAAACTAAAAAATAATCCAGTTTCAAGATTGAGGCACCAACTTCCATTAGTACCCCATCTATATTCTGTGCTGGATTCTTTTGTCGGTTTTCCTAATAAATGAAGACCTACACGAGGAGCCAACTCTACAAAGTTGACTTCTCTCATAATTAAAACGGTAAATCGTCTTCAGTTAAAGGTTTTGCCGATGGATCAAATCTAGGATCACCCGATTCTGGAGTTTGATTGTCCATTACAAAGTTAAAATCATTATTAACTTGTGTAGCAGCTTGCTCTAAAGGCATGTCAACATCGTTAGTAACAAAATCTGCAGGCTTATCCGCCCATTTAACAAACTCAAATTGTGGTATAGCTGCTTGACCTACTTTGAACTTTTCAACTTTAGCTCCAGTATATTTCATATGTACAACTTTTCCAGGATTTGCTTTTATATCATTCCAGAACGTAGCACACATTGCATTAAAGCCTTGACTTTCGCCCCAGCTAAATCTACGCCATAACTTAGACCCATGCTCTTTAGTATACATCCAAACACTGAATGCTCTTTTATGTTCTGAAGTAGGTTGTCCTTTAGAAACACCTGGCTTATCATCCCATTCCCAGCTATAACCACCTTCGTATATACCCCAGCCAGTTTGTATACTAGCTGGATCAATAAGAATATGAACTATATCTTGATGAGCCTCTTCTCCTACCATCCAACATTTATCTGTGCTGCTATGCTTAATAAAAACATTATCACCACTCGTATTAATACCCAAAATATCCATAAATTACTCCTTTAATGTAATATTGGTTGCGCTTCATTGCGCCATTTTTCAATTAGTACATATCTAAACTCAGATACATACTCATCAAAACTTAGTTTGATTCTCATGTCGGTTTCTAAATAATCTAAATATTCTAAAACACAGAACTCTGAGAATCGTAAATCTTTATTTGTCTCTGTTGACATAAGCTTGGAAAATTGTATTTTTTTTTATTATATCTACAAAATCTTCCCATTTGCAAGTAAAAATTTTATTATTATCTTTTGGCTCATCTTTCATAATAGACCAAAACGGCATAGCTACTTCAATTGGACTTCTATTATATTTATAAACTAAAACAGGAATTCTTGAATCGCCGGCCGATACACATACTTGATCCCACCAGCCAGATTTATAACCTTTACCTTCAGCATAACATTTGCATTCAATTGCATAGTTTAAAAAATTAATATCACATTCTCCTTTTTTATATAGCTGTTCAAAATTTCTTGTAATGTGTATATCAGCATTATGTTCATCTGATAATTCTTTTAAATAGTTAACAATCTTTCTTTCGAATGCTGCACCTTTATTCCTGCTATTAACCAATTTTGCCTCTCTTAATTAATTCTCTACAGGCTTTTAATTTAATTTTTGGTCGTGTGCTTGTATTGTTAATTAAAGTTTCTAATTCTTTAATTGATCTATTTTTTAAATAATGATGTTCTATTTCATACTTACCAGTATTTTTATTTCTTATTTTTACTGACTTCTTTATTTTTTCCGGCATTAAATATTTTGTCCCAATTATTATTTATTTTTTTTTTATCTTCTGGTCTGCGTTTACTTCCTTTACCGCCATGCCATTTAGACATTATTTTTTAATTTTTCTTTAAGCAATTGTTCAACAACAAAAATCATTTTTTTGCCGTGCTCATCACAATAATCTTTTAAGAACTTATGCGTTTCAGGTTTTACCCATACAGCTTTCATTTGATTCTCATCCATGTTGTTTTATCCTTAGGGTCTTAGCCCTTACTTGTTTAGCTTCTTTAGCTGGCGTTACTTTTTCTGGTTGCGCCTTATAATTAATCATTGGCCACATAATAGTGTATTGATTTGTTTGACCTCCATCAGCATCTTGAATTTGTTTTTTTAGTTTTAATTCAAGCTCATTAATATCTTCAGTTAATTCTTTTATATGCTCTTTCTTTTTAATAATTTCTTCACAAAACATATCAGCACTACGTCCTAAAGTTATTATATCTTTATTAACATTTTTGTATACAACGTTAGCATCATTACTTGATGAAGGAGCATAATATTCTTTGTGTTTAACTCTGTAATCAAAATCTAACACTAAAGCTGATAATAATTCGTTAAATTCAGGTTTTCTTGAATATAAATAAATTCTAAAATCTGTTGATTGCCAAAACACAATAACGGCCGCCCAGCTATAGCCGGTGCATTCCATTAAGCCTTTAGCTTGCAATACGCCTCGCCATTCTTCTAAATCATTAGTAGCCAGAATTACGAGTAGCCTTACATTCTATAACCCCAGGACCATCTAATACTATTGTTTCTTGTTCTGGAATAATAATATGATCATATTCTCCATTTTTAAATGTTAATTCTTTAGCTATACCAGTAGCGTCCAAAGAGCCTGATAGGGGGAGTATCGGATGATGTACAGGCTCTTCGTAGTCTACTTTTATACTTTCAAGGCCTAATATATTTTTAGCCTCTTCACATAAAACCGGTTCTAATAAATCGCCCATGCGTTGTAGCATGAGCTGAGGGGTTTGTTTTGGCAATTCACCTTCACTAGCTTTTATAGCAATATCAAGCCATTCATTTCGTGATTGATATTGACTAATGCCTTTAATATATGGCAGCGTTGAACAGCTAGCTTGGTCGTATCGTGTTTTTTTACCAACCATTATAATTTTCTCCTATAATATAAATCTGCTAATTCTTGTAATGAAAGATCAGAAGGGTAAATATGTGTTTCATGCTCTTTATTTATATATCGATCGGTAACTTTAATAGTTCCATCGTTATAAATAATTTTTGTATATTTATGATCGCCCCAGTTATTAACTTCAAGCAGTTTAATTCTATTAGACCATTCGGTAATTTTTGCTATGTCTTGTATTGGAATCATTATATATAAGATTTTTGTATTGTTTTTAGTTTAGTATATAAATTTTTAAAATCATTAGCTGTATATTCAATACCATCATAGTTAAATATTGTATCTTCAATAGGATTTTCAATAGGGTTATCTGGAGTTACAGATAAAAACCATAATAAAAAACTTACTTCTTGCTTATTTAATTTGCGTTGACTTAAGTTTAAATTCATGTATTAACTCCCATCAAGTATTGTATTTCAGTTAATGAGTCTCTAACTGAATATTCTCTATCATTAACTTGTACTTTAGTTTCACCGGTTAAAAAATCTTTGTAATAACCTCTTATCGATCTTTTAGATAAGATCAATGGTTTAGTAGTTCCAACTTCATTTAAATGTATATCCATTATTTATCATCCTTATCTTTAATAATTAATGCTACAGCATATAAACAAACTGCCATAAAAGCTAGTATTAATAATATTTGAATATCCATTATTTACCTTCTCTTATTACTTTTAATTTTTGTTTTATTTCTTTAATTTCTTTTTGAGTAAAAACTGGACCACCCCATTTTTTATTCATAGCTTCACGAATTTTGATCTGATTTTTAAGTTCTTCTTTAATAGACATTATTTATACTCCCTTTTTAATTTAACTTTATGCCCTTCTGCAATTAATCTAGCTCTCTTACTAGCCATGTAAAATAAGTCGCTAGTCTTGATAGCAACCACCCAGCCTAAGCTAGGTAATTGAACTTGTAGTATGTATCTAGTCATTATGCACATTTCCTATAATATAAATCGTCAATGAGCTCTTTAGCTTCTGCTAGAGTATTTGTAGAGTCGTGGGCTTCGTATGCATCATAAACATCACCACCTGCTGGTATCTTTGCTATATTCCAAAATGTGTAAGTAGCACTTGCTCTATCTTTCATGTTTTCTATAGAATATCCTCTGTACTCATAAAGTCCTGATTCTATTTTTTTGGCTGTTTGTGTCATGTTATTTAACTCCTTAATTTTATTTAACATAAATAAATTATATCGAGGATATATATAATTGTATACCTTTTTATATGTATTTATTCGTATTAACTTTAAGGCGTTTAAAGTAGAATGATTAAGAGGCTGATAATAAAATAATACTACTCCTTACTCAATATCTCCATATTTTAATCAGCCTCATCTATAATCGGTCGGACGACCGGAACAGCCACTAAAGTTTTTAATGTTTCATGAAATGAATCTATTTCTAATTTATCGTTAAATATTTTCTGATCAAAAGTAAAGTATGTTTGAGAGCTAGAGTTAGCTTTAAATAAGATCCTTTTTTCAGGCATAAATACAAAAGCTAAAATATCACAATGATAGTTTTTATATATTTCGCTTTGATTTCTAGAATTATCAGAAACAAAAACATATTTACCTTCTGGCGTTTTGCTCCTGGCTTTAACTTGAACGGTATACATAGCGGGTCCAAGCTCACAGACTAAATCTGCTGGATGTTTATCTTGACAAGGAAAACAGAAATCACAGTATTCCAGCAAGAAAGTCTGTACTAATGATTCAGCAAATGCCCCTACTCTTGAGTTTCGCTGATGGTCGTCTGAACTTTTTGTTGGCATTTTTTTAACTCTTCTGAATTAAATATTGCACGTCTTCCAACTTGTTGTGCATATTTTGAATTTAATAATTCCTTACCCGCTTTTTCCCATTCTCCAAGTTCCATATAAGCCCTGGTTTTTCGAAACGAAAGCCAGGTGTTTATTCCCATATTAAATACTAAGTCCATAATAATAGCTTTAGCTTCTTCTGGAAATGTAGACCACACCGGCCAGTGCTTATCTAATTTTTTTATTACGCTATCAATGTCATTATCTAAAAGATACATAGCTTCTTCTTTTGATATGCCATTTGTTTCAAGATTTCTTCCAACGCCGATAGTTGTATAACCTTGTGAGCATTCGTACGGTTTTAAAACTAATGCTTCCCATTGTATTAACCGTTCTTTTACAAGATCTAGCATATTATTTTTTGGTTTTTTCGTAAGTGCGTAATGTTGACATGCCAAGCATAGCCATAACGATTGTAGATAGTTGACTAAAATCAAACTCAGGCGTTTCAAATTGAATCCCATTAACTATAAGAATATATTGTATTACAGGTTCTAATATAAAATGATAAGCGAGTGATAAACCGCAACACCAACCGATAAAAGGGCGCCAGCCTGAGACAAATATATTATTGTGTTTTGCTTCAACTTTATTTACTTCTAATTGTGCTTTGTTAAGCGATATTATTTCTTTCTCAAGTTCATGAGATAGTTTTGTTTTTAAATCTTTATCAGCAACAAATTTATCTAATATGTCACTAACAGGTTGGATTAGTTTATCTATCATAATTTGATAATCAAGGTGATAATGCCACTTAATAGTATTAATATCACTGCACCCAAACCACCTTTAATAGACCAATCAATTTGATTTAGTTTAAGCTCAGTTTTGTCATCTAAGTCTTTAACTTGTTCTTCTATCTTTTTAAGTCTATTCCAGTTTTGAGTCCATCTTTCACCGCATTGAATTTCGTGTTTTTCTAATTCAACACCTATATCTGATGCGGTGACTCTTGGCATTATTCTTCCTCTACTACCTCAACCTCTTCATTTGTAGCATTGATAGCTCTATCAAATGATTGAATACATAGATTCTTATATTCATCTGTAATGACATAATCATCATAGTATTCTTGAAGTCTAGCTAGTTTTTTACCAGCAATATTTAACTTAGCAGCTAAAGCCATTTGCTCTTCATTAAGATCAGCAGCTCTGTATTCAGTGCCATTAAATGTAATGATTACTGGTTCTTGGTTTTCCATCTTATTTTCTTCTTTACTCATTTAACTCTCCTATAAGTTTATTAAAATTAAATTATATACTAAGATTCTAGGGTTTTTGTTATTGAAGTTGGATTTTTTTGACTTTCTATTTGTGAATCTAAACTTGCTTCTAAATTAGCAACCTCTTCTTCACCCATAGCATCAATTACCCAGCCTTTAACCATGTCTGATGTTACTTCATCAAAAGGTTTAAAGTTAGATAAATCAGATGTATCTATGCCTTGAGTACCATAAGATGATGCTGAGTAATCTCCATCTTCTTTAGATACTGACCAATGCACATTATAAATAACATCATCATGCCCTTCTTCATTTGGTTTTACATCTACTGTATTTACATTCCATTCCATTTTTATTCTCCTTTAAGTAAGTTAATCTCAGATTGTAAGGCTTCAATCTGTGCTTGTTGTTCTTGAACTGCTTTTATTAAGTAAGGCGTTAGTTTTCCGTAATCAACACCCCAAGGTTCTTCAGTAACATCCTCTCCACCTTCTTGAACTACATTAGGTATTACCTCGTTTAATTCTTGTGCAATCACACCAACTTCGTGATGACCATTATTTACCCAATCAAACTCTCTAATTTGTATATTGTTAATTACATCTAATTGAGAAGAAGCATCTACGATGTTTTCTTTCATTCTTCTATCAGAAGATGTGTTGTAAGCTACAGTTGTTCCACTTGCTGCTGATACAGAACCCATAACACTATTACTATCTCTAAATCTTATAAATTGACCTCCAGTAGCATCTGTATCACCGCTAAATGAAAGTAACTGAATTAGATTTGAAGAAGCAACTGAGCCGTCAGTATCAAAAAATGCTACTATTCCACCATGCCCTGCTGTTTCACCACCAGCAGAAACCTGTAATTTACCATAAGTAAGATAACTAGAACTTTGATTTATTAACACGTTACCTGAAGAATCAATTCTCATTTTTTCGGTTCTGCTAGAACCCGTACCAAAAGTTATAAAATCTGAAGATGCAATAGCTAGTTGGTCTGATGCATGATTGTAAGCAATTTGACCTCTATAAGCTGCGTCTCCAGCTGTTCCATCTGCAAAAAGTAAGAAATTCCATAGATTAGTGGCAGTAGCTGCTAATGTAATACCACCATCAGTCCCTGATGAAACCACTAGATTATCTGAATAATAATCAGCAGGGTTTGCAATTCCAATTCCAACTTTGCCTGAAGAATCAATACGCATTCTTTCTGTTGAACTTGCACCGCCTGATGCTGTTCTAAAAGCAAATTGTCCGCCAACACCACTTGCACCATAAGAAACAAATCTTGTCACACCACTTGAAAAGTCCATAGCAGCAGTAGATGTTCTATCATCTGATAAAGCACCTGTTATAGCTAAAGCACCATTAAGTGTTAGTTTTTCTGTAGGACTACTCGTTCCAATTCCAACATTGCCTGAAGAATCAATGGTTGTTGCTAAACTATTTGCTGTGTAAAACTGCATAGCATTAGAACTATGAACATATTGTATTATTCCTGCATCAGCACCATCATTCCATCTAATTCCACCACCTGCTGTTGAGCCTATTGAAATACCTCTTTCAGTAGCAGCACCATTATCACCAACAATTAAATCATCAGCGTTTGCTGAATAACCTGAGTTTGATGTTTCAGCAATCATCACACGACCACCAGCATCAATACGCATTCTTTCTGTGTTGCCAATAAAATGTCCAAAAGAATTATCAACATGATTAAATTTTATATATCCTGCATAAGAACCACCACCTGAAGTAGCATCTGCAAAATTTAAACCACCATAACTATCTGAGCCTGAATAAATAGTAATACCTTCAGCACCACTTCCTGAACCAACAACTAAATTCCCCAATCCACTTGCATTATTTATTGCTGTTGCTTGTGTATTTCCAATTCCAACATTTTCACT